TTGCTTGATAATAATGTATTTTTTATAATAAATGTAAAAAAGATAAAGTAAGTATTTAGTAAATAAGTATATAAAAGATTATAATTATATATAGTATAAGATGAGTAATGAAGAACACAAATGTAATGTATGTAATAAAACATACTTAAATTATAAGAGTTTATGGGCTCATAATAAAAAATTTCATAATGGTATAAAAAACGGAATAATTACACCTATTATTGGGGTTAATTGTAGAATATGTAATAAAGAATTCAAACATAAACAATCAAGATATACTCACGAAAAAACATGCACACGTATATCATCAAGTATAGAGTTGGAAGTGGAAAAAACAAAATTAGAAGTAGAAAAAATGAAACAAGATACATTGGATAAAGAAAAGGAAATATTAGAGTTAAAAATTAAATTACAAGGTATGAAACGAATTGACGATAAAACATTCAAAACCATTAATAAACTATTAATGGACAGAAGCATTAACAATACTACGAATAATACTATTAATATTAATTTTCCTAATATTTTAAGTATTGGAAAAGAAAATGTAGTTAAAACTTTAACTAAGGGTGAAAAACAATTTATCTTGGACTCCAGGTGGACTTCATTAGATAAAATGGTGGAGATAGTTCATTGTAGAAATCATAATACATTTAAGAATATAGTAATAACCAATTTAAAGGATAAATTTGCGTATAAGTATGATGAAACGAAAGGTTATTTTATAACAGGAAACAAAACGGATTTTTTAGATGATGTATTAACATTTCGAATGATAGATTTAGAAACGATATTTGATGAATTATCAACAGCGAATAAGATAGATAGTAGAACAAAGAAATTGGTTCAGGAGTTTTTGGATAAGATGGATAATGAGGAACCATTTTCATATGGCGATGTGGAATACCCGAATTATAAATCGTATAAGATGAATAATATAAAGATATTATTGTATAACAACCGAGATAGGGTGACGAATGATATAGCATTGTTAATAGGAGATGAAAAAATACCTACCCAAGAACCAATGAATGAAATTATTTGAGTGTCAAATGTCGACACTTGTTCCGATTGGGCTGACACTTGTATTTAAATCGTAGCGACATACAGGACAAGTTGAACTGCGAAGAAACCAGTTGTTAAGTGGTACTGTTTTAAAAATATGTCCGCAATGCAATATTTTTATAAGGTGTTCTCCCTGTTGAAATTCATCAAAACTAATGGGACATCGTTCGCGTTCATTTCCACTAATATCACTATATATAATTTGTTCAGTTGAACGGGAAAATTGTTCTGGTGAAAGAGTAAGACCTGGTGTTGTTGTCGTTCCATTTCTTTGCGTAATATGTGGAAATAACATATACATTGGAGTATCAGAACGACTTAATAGATTTAATAGACTAGGAATAGTTTGTTGTGATGGAGTGGTTGTTATTCGTGCAGATGCGGTTGATTGTAAATGTGTTTGTAAAGGTGTGGATGGTTGTGATGAAGTAGAAGAAGGTATATTTTCAAATGTTCTCAATAAACGATTAACATTTTCATTATAATTTAGAATATTTCGGTTATAATCGAATAACATATTGTCTAATTCATAGAATCGTTGATTTTGGCTTACTCTGGAAGAAGAATGAGATAATCGTTGATTGTGTATATTATGTGTCAATAATATAGAACTATTAATAGAATTGATATAATCACCCATATTTTGCTGGTATCTACCCCCCAAATAATATAATTCAGAATGTGGAATATACGGTATTGTGTTTTCTATAACCACATCATCGTCTATTGTCATAGAAGGACGTAATGTTTCGGGAGGTGTTTCCGGTGGTGTTTGAGTTTGACTCTCCCTACGACTGACAAGTGGTGGTGTTCCAAATACTTCTTCTGACATTGCAGAATATATTAAATCTTCAATTTGACTTCTTGGTAGTATTGTAGTTCGTACTGTAGTATTTGTATTTGAAATATTTCCCCCCGATATATCAATTTCATTACTTATTTGAGTCAGAACATCTCGCATCAAAGAATCAAATATAGAAGTAGAAGTAGAAGGTATAGACATGTATTGTTGTTATATACATATACATATATAACATTCTCTATATTTTGGACGGACTTGTATTACGATTCGTATTCGGGGGTTGAGAACTGGGACTGTGAAAAACTTAATAAAGAAATAGTATGATAAATATCATATAATGGAAGATATAAATACACTATACAAGCGTCAGGAGGACACGTTATATACTATGCCCCAACCGGGGCTTATTCTATACATTTATATTGATTCTCATGATAGTGAATTAAAACAAAAATATTTTGAGTCTGTTCAAAAACATAATGAACAAATAGAAACCGAATATCCAGATTCAGGATTCGATTTATTCAATCCGTGTGAAATTTTAATAAATAATGATAAATTCAAATACTTATTGAATACTCAAATAAAATGTGCAATGTTTGATAATAATAAATCACGTAGTTTTTATCTATATGCAAGGTCATCTATTTCAAAAACAAATTTCAGATTAGCCAATAATGTAGGTATTATTGACAGCGGGTATAGAGGAGATATAATAGGTGTTTTTGATATAATAAACCAGAATGAAGAGGATGTGTGTATATCTATGGAAAAATATTCAAGATTATTACAAATTTGTTCAGGTGATTTAAAACCATTCAAAGTTATAATATTAGATACACCTGAATGTTTAGGATTGACTACACGAGGGTCAGGTGGATTCGGTTCAACTGGAAAATAATGGTTTGGATATAATAAAAAGATGTCATTTTTGATGATTATATTGCCGTTGTATTATTCGATGATTCATCTATTAATAAAAATGATATAATGAAATATTCATATAATAATATATAATATGAATAATAATAAATTTTCTAAATATGATAATTACGGATTTTCGACTTTGGCCAATTTGGGAAATACGTGCTTCATGAACACGGTTTTACAAATTCTAAATCATACATATGAATTATTAGAATTATCCAAAACGTGTGCTTTTCAAAAGCAAACAACCCCAATAGGTATAAGTGAATCAAAATTATTTTCAGAATGGATAGAACTCCACAAATTAATGTGGAATACTCCTGAAAATACAAAAATAATAGTATCTCCTAATAAATTTGTATATTATGTTCAAGAACTCGCAAAAATTAAGGAAAATAATATCTTTACTGGATTTAACCAAAACGATATGTCTGAATTTCTACTTTTTCTTATAAGTTCTATGCATAATTCCATATCTAGAGGCATAAATATGAAAATATCTGGAACAGCTGTAAATCAAAAAGATAATATGGCGTGTAAGTGCTATTCAATGATGAAAACCGTATATTCAAAAGAATATTCTGAAATAATGGATTTATTTTATGGTATAACAATTTCTCATATTGATTCATTGGAAGGGGAATCATACGCAACGAATCAAGAATTCTTTTTTATACTAGACCTTCCCATCCCATCTCATATAAAGAACCCAAACCCAACGTTAATTGATTGTTTTGATGAATATTCGAACCCAGAAGTATTAGACGGAGAGAACTCTTGGTTTAACGAGACAACGAAACAAAAAGAATCCGTTAGAAAATATACAACTTTTTGGACTTTTCCAAAAATTTTGGTTATTTCACTTAAACGGTTTTCCCAACAAGGGATAAATAAAAGACAAGATTTAGTAAATTTTCCGATTGAAGGATTAAAATTAACGAAATATGTCGAAGGGTATAATAATAATAAGTATATATATGACCTTTTTGGAGTTGGAAATCATACGGGTTCTTCAGGTCAAGGCGGTCACTATTTTGCAAATGTGAAAAATAGTAAAAATGAATGGTTGTGTTTTAATGACACATCTGTAAATACAATAGATGAAAGTCAAATAATTACCAACAATGCATATTGTCTTTTTTATAGAATGATAGATAAAATTAATTGAATATAAAATAATCGTGTATTTTATTTTCGTAATGTATTTATAAGCAAGTATTAACGTCTATAAACGAATCTATTTCTTGACTACTGTCGAGGTGGCGAGTATAAACAACTTCTGTTTTAATCCAAATTTTGTTTCCGGACATAACTTTGTTTCCTTCGTGAAATAATTCAATATCAAAAAAAATTGTTTTATTTTTTTCAGGTTTTATTTGTATCATTTCTTCGTCTGTATAAAATTGTGTTTCTCCACCTAAAAAATCATCGGTTAAGTAGGTTAGTAACGTAAATTTTGAATAACGGTTCGCTATTGGTTCATACACAGAACCAGTATCTGAGTGTATACCAATCATTTCATTCTCTTTAATATGAGAGTAATGGATGCGATCGGACACACCATATATTTCCCATTTTATTCCTTTTCTATCTAAATAAAATTCAGGTAATAAATGTTTTATTCTTGAAAATACTAATTCTGAATGTATTGGGTCTTTTCTTTTTATTTTTTTATAAATATCTCTTGTATTAAAGCAATTTTCCTTTATAGAAAAATCACTGATTAATTGTATATATGAGTTTATTTCGGTCTCTGAAAATAAGTTGGATATTGAACAAATTTCATATGGATGACTAGATAATGATTTTATCTCCATTATATTATTAACATAATATTAACTTTATATCTATATATGATTTAGAAATACCAAATAAAAATCATACCTTATATTATACAAGGAATTAATGAGTTCTTCCCAAGAAAACAAAGACCAAAATACATATAATATGCCAAATAGTGCGAAAATTGTGGAAGACATAAAATTATCAGTTTCATCAATATTTACAAAATCTAATTTTATTTTATTAATTTGTTTCTTAATTGTGTATTTTATTTTATACTATATAATCAATATGTTTTCGAATGGTGATGATACTGAAAATCGGGTAAATTCACAATTATTTCTGAGCAGAACCATAGATACTTTTGTTTCTGTTATATTTATAACCATTTTAGTTATATTATATTATGATTTAAACCAAACAGACAAAAATGATATTATTGGACGAATGTTGTTATGGATAAAGAATTTTTTTGACGACCCAACCACCCCCTTTACTTTTACCATTTTCATATTGATTTTTTATACATTAATTTATGTATTGCGGGTTCCAATGACACACGAAACAAAACCATTTACTATTGGTGTAATTGAAAGTAGTTTATTTATAACATTAATATGTGTATTCATTATAAATTTCTTTAAATATGTATTTGGTATATCTTTGATGAATTTAATATTTGGTGCGAATAACGAATTAGTAAAACTTTGGAAAAATTTACCCGACGAATTTAACTATGATGCGTGTGGTAATAAAACCGATACTGAAAAACCTGAAATAGCAGATGATGTTTCTGTTCCAAAAGAAGAGGTATTCCATATATCAAATAATTTATATGATTTTGATGATGCAAAAGCCGTATGCAAAAGTTTTGATTCAAAATTAGCGACATACGACCAAATAGAAATTGCATATAATGGTGGTGCCGAGTGGTGTGGATTTGGATGGTCCGAAAATCAACAAATTTTATATCCCACACAGAAAGATACTTGGGGAAAATTACAAAAATTATCTCCTGAAAAACCAAATCACGACTGTGGAAGGCCCGGTATAAATGGAGGATTCATACCAAATAAAAATATAAAATTTGGCGTCAATTGCTACGGTGTAAAGCCAAGTGCCACTGATTTAGATTTAAACCGTTTAAAACACTCTAACACTGAACCAATTCAACCTAAAACAATTCAAGATAAAATAATTGATGCAAAAGTAAAATATTGGAAAGAAAATAAAGATTCTATGTTGATTGTTGATAGTTTCAATAAAAAACAATGGAGTCAATATTGATTTTACACAATATAATTTGGATAAAATTGATTCTAAACCAATACAATAATATAATGTTAAAATGGTTAAAATATGGGATTTTTGACTAACTGTCTCCATGTATTGATTTGTTTTAATGATTGTGTTTGAAGGATTAATGATTGTTTTTTACTATAATCTGTTATAAATAGGTTATGGTCGTTAAGTTTAAAAACACGGTTATTGAATAAGTTTTCGGAATCTGTAAATGCGGAATCTATATTTCCATTGAACTTATACATATTATATATCATTGCTCTATTAAAATTATATCCAGATAATAAGTCAGCTTCTCTTACGATATGGTAAGCTAATTGAGAATCTTGTAAATTCGGGAATCCGTATTTTTTAACTTTTGAATATGACATAGTAGAGACTATTTTATTAGTAATATCGATTTCTTCTTTAGGTATTTTTTCTTGTAAAAACTCTTCTATATTTACAATCCCGTCTTTTTCATTCATATATTTTTTATCACACATATCGTGTAGAATGGACGAAACATATATGATTCTTTCGTATTTTTCTAATGAAGTATTATTCAATCTTTCATTTTGATATATATTAGATGCGAAATGTAAAACTTCCATAGAATGAGCGATACCGTGCGAATCATCAATATTATATTTTTTAGTTGTCAATAAAACAAAATTAAATAGTTTATTTAACAGACTCATATTGTTTTCTTTATATTACTTACTAATTACTAATAGCATTTTTAAATCAATTTTATGTAAAAATGGTATGGAATTCTTGGTTATTTATTATATAAATGTATAATATAATGAATTTTATTGATAGTAGTAAATTTGAAAATTATCTATTTCGTTGGGATAAAAAGGAACAGAACGGAGGAGATTTAAAAAGGAACAATGAAGAAGAAGAACAAGTATTGAATGGTGGTGCCGGGTTCCCATTGATAAATTTTAGTATTTTGAATAAGAATAACGAAAAACATAATTCTAGATTTAAAGATTTAGTAGTTCCAATGGGGCTTGTATTGGAGAAATGATATGATTATTTTCTTTGGGTTTTTCGTGATTTTCGGTGTTTTTTTCTCCAATGAAGAATTTGACGTGATTTGGTAGAAGTATATTGGGGTCTTGAAGGGAATTTTTTTTTTAAAACGGTTGAAGAATATATTAATGCTGCGGGGACAGCGATTTCGATAAGTCCGCCTCCAGAAATAGATACTTCAGGTGCAGTAGCAACGTCTACAATAGCAACTTGTGGTGTTTCTACAACAGCAGGTGGTGTTTCAATGATTCCATTCTCAGGTTGTGTTTCAACGATTCCATTCTCAGGTAGTGTTTCATTCTCAGGTTGTCCGCCTCTTCTTTTATTACTTCTTCTTTTACTATTTCTTCGTTTTGCCATTATATAATATACAAGTATAATATCGCCGTCGTATTATTCAAATACGAGGATTAATACTCTTTTCTTTTATAAATTCTGATTAATAAAATCATATTTGCTAGAGTTAAAAAAATCAAAAACACGTTATAAATACAAATAAACCAAATATATGGATAAATTTCATAGTAAATAATATTTACTATAGGATTTATTATTCCCTTGATATATTGCTTAATATCTTCTTTTTGAAAGAAATCCGTATATGATGATTTTTTAATTACCATTTATGTTTATGTCCCTATATATTTTAATTTTATTCAAGTATAATGAGACGAACGAACAACCGAATCAATTTTTTTGAGGTTCAATAAAATTGATTATAAATATACTAAATATTATATCCATATCTATATAATTCAATAATGCAACAACCAGAACAGACCGAATGCCAGATTTGTATAGAGAAATACAATAAGACGTCTAGAGCATGTATATTATGCCCGTATTGTAATTTTGAGGCGTGTCGTACTTGTTGTAAAAAGTATATATTGAACGAATCGGTTGTAAAATGTATGAACAATAATTGTGATCGTGAATGGACTAGAGAACATGTGCATGCTTTATTTCCGAATTCATTTGTAGTAAAAGAATTAAAAATTCTCCGTCAACAGATACTATTTGACCAAGAACGTGCTCTTCTTCCAGCAACTCAACCAATAGTGGAATCTCAAATTCGAAAAGAAAAATTAAATGATGATATTGAATTACTGAATAAAGAGATTGCAATTTTGCGTACGCAACAACAAGAAATCTATAATCAGTATAGAATTAAAGAACGAGAATTAGGTAATCAATTACAGACGGCAACGAATCAGCATAATGCGTTTGTTCGCGGTTGTCCAGATAGTGATTGTCTTGGATTTTTAAGTTCCCAATGGAAATGTGGAGTATGTGAAAAATGGACGTGTCCAACGTGTCAAGAAGTAAAAGGATTATGTCGAGATGTAGAACACGTATGTAATCCAGATAGTGTAGCTACGGCGAATCTTTTAAGTAGAGATACAAAACCTTGTCCTAAATGTAGAAGTGGTATATTTAAGATAGACGGTTGTGACCAAATGTGGTGTACGCAATGTCATACAGCTTTTAGTTGGAGGAGTGGTCGTATTGAGAATACGGTTCATAATCCTCATTATTTTGAATGGTTGCGACGAAATGGTGGAGAAGTTCCTAGAAACCCACAAGATATTTTATGTGGTGGAGAACGTGAAGTATCACATCATACAGCTGGAGAAATAACAAGTATATTAAGAAAAATAATACATGGAGATACAAGTTATATTAATTTAAATACTACTACTACAAACGCAACCCAACTTCGAGAAATAGTAGAACACGTAAAAAATACAGAAAGGTATATTGTACGTGTTTGTGAAAAAATTATTCATATAAGACAAGTAGAATTACCAGAATATCGTGGAAATCACGAAATGAATAATCAATTCATGCGCGTAAGATATATGCGTAAGAAGATTACAGAAGAAGAATTTAAAATAAGTTTGCAAAGACAATATGTATCAACTCAAAAGAAAGCTGAAATGTTGAATATACTTCAAATGGTACATGATACTTGTAATGATATTGTTTTACGATATCGTGATGAGATAAAAAAACGAAATTGGAAATATTCTATTACTACATTATCAGAATTAGATGGTATTATTATTTACGCAAATGATTGTTTAGGAAAATTAAGTAAAGTATATTCATCAAAACAAAAGTTTTTAAATAATTTTCTTGGTTGGGGAAATGAAACCCCTACATTTCCGTCTTTATTGCCGATTAATAACTAGACAGCATCATATGCCATTTTGTGATTCCGATTCTACAGGAGGAATCTTCTATAAAAAATTAATTGTTTGTTTATTTGTGTTATTTTTTTGTTGTGTTTATGAGCGTGAGTTCAATAATTAATTCATTAATACAGATAAATATATATACAGTTATGGAAAATATTTATGAACCAAATGAAAAATTTGTATTTGATAATTTAGTATTAACAACACCAAAATTCGTTTCAAATGGTAATTATTGCATAAAATATATAATGAATGATTTACCTCTTTATATACAACCTCCAAAATGTACTATAAAGCAAGGTATAATAAAAGGTGGTAAAAAAATGTATTGTGATTTATTATTTACAAACGAAAATGAAAAATTTATTAAATGGATAGAGGAATTAGAAAATTATTCACAGAAATATATTTTTGACAATCGTGCCAAATGGTTTGAAAGTGATTTAGAAATGCATGATATAGAAAATTCATTTACATCTCCTTTAAAATTATACAAATCTGGTAAATTCTATATAGTAAGAACAATAATTCCAACACGTTTAGGAAAATGTACGTTAAAATTATTTGATGAAGGAGAGTCTGATATTACAATAGATAATATCAAAGACGAATCAAATGTGATTACTATTTGGGAAATTCAAGGTATAAAATGTAGTGCCAAAAGTTTTCAAATTGAAATTGAAATTAAACAAATGATGATATTGACACCACAAGCCATTTTTGAACATTGTATCATTAAGGGAAGAAATGGTAAAGAACCAAATACAGATTTCATAAAGGATAAAGTATTGGTAAATAAAGTAGAAGATACAAATTATATTAAGGAAGAAGATACAAATGATATTAAGGAAGAAAATACAGTAGAAGATACAAATGATATTAATGCAGAAAATACAGAAGAAGATACAAATGATATTAATGCAGAAAATACAGAAGAAGATATTCCAAGTTATATTAAGGAAGAAAATCAAGAAGTTATTATTAAGGAAGAAAATCAAGAAGTTATTATTAAGGAAGAACAAGAACCTGTTCTTTTAGAAATAGATATTAGTGTAGAAGATATTGACCAAAATGAAAATATCCAATTAAGAAATAGAAATGATGTATATTATGAAATGTATATGACCGCCAAACAAAAAGCGGAAGAGGCACGTAATCTAGCAATATCTTCTTATTTAGAAGTAAAACGAATAAAGGACCTATACCTAATAGAAAAGACATCTTCTATACACTTGTCCTCCTAATAATTTCCTCCTATTTAATATATAACAAAAATGTTTATAAAATATATTCAATCTGGATTATCTAAATTTTTCAACAAAAAATGGATTCCTTTAATTGTTTTATTAATTCTTGCAATTTCTATTTTTTCATATTCATATTCAAAGGGAACTCTTTTAGATAGAATGAGTGATGGAAGCACATCACTTCCAAATACGATGCCTTCTTCCAATGTTCCATCTATGAATTCGCAACCAATTGTTTCACAAGAACCAAAAAATGGTTATGCTCTCCAACCAGTAGCGAATCCAAGCGACCTTCTTCCAAAAGACCAAAATAGTCAATGGGCGTCTTTGAATCCTGTTGGTGGAAATGCGATAAATATGCCCGACCTCCTTCAAGCTGGATTTCACGTAGGATTAGATACAATCGGTCAAACTCTTAAAAACGCCAATTATCAACTTCGTTCTGACCCCATTATAGAGAAACGTGACATAGGACCATGGATGAACTCAACGATTGAACCAGATTTTGGAAGAACATCGCTCGATATAGGTAGTCAAGGACATTCTCTTGGTATTAATACACGCTAATAAACTTATATCACGGTTTTGTATATAAAACATTTTTTTAACCATAACTTACATATAATATAATATCTGTCGTTGCAGACAACTATAGGAGGTTCTCTGGATATTAATACACGCTATTAGACATCACCACTTTTTATAAAATCGTGATATATATATATCACGATTTTGTATGTTTTCTTATCTAGATATTTTAGGATATTTTTTTATTTTGTGTATTTTGGGATTGTGTTTGTATATTTATTTTTCTACAGATGATTTTCAATTAAAATGCGTTGTATCGGGGGTTGATGGAAATAAATATTGTGTTAGAGAACGCAATAAAATACAAGAAGCATCTGATTTATTAGCAACCACAACTAAAAAATGCAAAGAACTTGTCGCATATGTAAGTAAAAAATATCCAGATAAAGAAAATGTGAAACAACTCGTCAAGAATTTCAACCCAAAAAAAATAATGGAAACTTTACCAACCAGTTCATTCACAGCATATTCGGAATCAAAAGGAAAAAAAATTGCGTTTTGTCTTAATGTAAAAAAAGAAGGAAATAAAGAAAATTTAATCGATTTACATACATTGACTTTTGTTGCCATACACGAGTTATCACACGTTATGACTAAATCCATTGGCCATAAAAGCGAATTCTGGCAAAATTTTAAATTTATGTTGGAAAACGCAAAGGAGGCAAAAATACACGAACCAATTGATTACAGTAAAACACCTCAAGAATATTGTTCGCTTAAAATAACTGACAATCCTTACTTCAACATTTAATTTTTCTTGGTTATTCATATACGATGTTTATTGTATATGAATTCATTAGATTCAATAAAATTGATTTAAAATAATTACAGTTATAATATAATAAAATGTGTATTAAATCAAAACCAATCTATTGTAAACCCTGCAAAAAAGATGAGGTAAAACGCTCAAGAATATTATGTATTGAAAAAAATTGTAATAAAAGACCAACTTATAATATGGAAACAAAAACAAACGGATTATATTGTAAACCCCATAAAAAAGAAGGAATGATTGATGTTATTAATAAAAAATGTATTGAAAAAGATTGTAATACACAACCAAGTTTTAATTTAGAAACAGAATCTAAAGGATTATATTGTAAAAAACATCATAAAAAAGGAATGGTTAATGTTATGTCTAAAAAATGTATTGAAAAAGGATGTAAAATACAACCAAATTATAATATGGAAACAGAAACAAAAGCATTATATTGTAAAGATCATTGTAAGGAGGGAATGATTGATATTAATAATAAAACAAAATGTATTGAAAAAAGATGTAATACACGTCCCAGTTATAATATGGAAACAGAATCTAAAGGATTATATTGTAAAAAACATCGTAAAAAAGGAATGATTAATGTAATGGAAAAACGAAAATGTATTGAAAAAGGATGTAAAATACAACCAAGTTTTAATATAGAAGGAGAATCATTCGGAATCTACTGTTCAGAACATCAAGAAGATGGAATGACTAATGTTGTAACTAAAAGGTGTATTCAAAATGGATGTGAAAAAATACAACCTCAATTTAATATGGATGGTGAGTCAAAAGGAATATATTGTACCGACCATAAAACTGATGAAATGATAAATGTATTAGAAAAACGAATATGTAAAACTCATTTATGTAATATACGCGTTTCTAATAAAAATTATGAAGGTTATTGTTTACGTTGTTTTATTCATACTTTCCCCAATAAACCTGTATCACGAAATTACAAAACCAAAGAAAACGATGTTGTTGGCCGTATAATTACAGAATTCCCCGATTTTACGTAGGTGGCGGACAAGAAAGTTGTTGGTGGTTGTTCTAAAAAAAGACCCGATTTATTATTAGATTTAGGTTCTCACATTATTATTACAGAAATAGATGAAAATAAACATAGTAATTATGAAAGTATATGTGAGCATAAACGAATGATGGAATTATTCCAAGATGTAGGAGAACGGCCGATAGTATTTATACGGTTTAATCCCGATAATTATGTTGATGAAAATGGAAATAAAATAACATCGTGTTGGAGTCAAAATAAACAAGGAATGATGACGGTAAAGAAATGTAAAAAGAAAGAGTGGGTAGACCGTATAAATGTATTGAAGACTCAAATACGATATTATGTGGATAATCCAACAAATAAAGAGATTGAGACAATTCAATTATTTTATTAAAAAAAATATACAATCCATATTTTAATATTTAATTGTCTTGGTTATTCATATACGATATAACACACAACTACTTACATAAATTCATTGGTAAAACACTATAATAATACAACACCATATTTCTCAAGTGTAATTTCGTATTAAAATGATTCTTTTTATTACGACTTAAACATTCTTTACCACATTCACATACAAAATTTTCTTTATTATCATTGTAATATTTAGTTAAATATAATTTATTTTTTTCCTTTTCTTCAGCATTTAAATTATGATATTTTAAAAGTTGTCTTTCATTTTTTACAACACGGTTTTTTGCTTCAGTTCGTAATCGTATAACTAATAATTTTGCTTTATTATCAGGATTTTGAGTATATGCTCTGTTATATTCAGCAAGTCGTTGTGCCTTTTCCATTTTAATTATGTTGTATTGGAAATATGTAAAAAAAAAAACAATCAATTTTATACAAATAAAAAATATTATGATATGTTTCACCTATTAAAAAATATACAATAAATACAAATATACATTTTTTTGGTGGTTAAGGGTTTATGAGTGAGGAAGTTTGATGTTGTTATTGTAGTCGAAGGATAACGTGTTTCTTATATTGAGTTCTCTGTCTATAAAGTCAGTGATATGTATTTTATACATTTGATGACTGTCGAATATTTCTTTGTCCCCGATGTTGTCGAAGTCAATTCCGTATAGATATGTGTTGAATGCGGCGTATTGGTTGTTGTTGTCCATCTCGCACATAGTTTCGTAAATGTATACGCCACTACCTCTATACCCTGTATATTTATTAGCACAATTGATACAATAGGCTACGAATACACCGTTCCAACTTCCGAACTTGGCACAGACCAAACATTGTTTTGGACCAGTGTTATTTTTATGGTTCATCGCCCAATTATGTGGGAAAGTTCGTGTGTATAATTCACCGTCATACGAATAGTATTTTCCATTATTATATTCAATAATTTCTTTTGTGTAAATATCCATGTGTGAGACTTCTTGTCTTGGTAATAATATATATTGTGTATTATATTTAAATCAGTATTTTTCTTATACGTAAAGATATTGTTTTGTTTTTCATAATAATATTATGTATTAATAACGATTGGTATCGTTATTAATTTATGTTATGCTCAGCGAGTATTGAACCCAAATCTCCAGTTTATAAGACAAGCAAACAAAACCATTATTATACAATCGTTAAATACTTACCATTGTTCTATACACATTAAAAAAAAACATACAATTTACTATCTAATTTTTATTTTTTATTCTGTATAATATACGTTTCATATTGTCTTTATACTGCTTTTTTCTTGATAACCATTTTCTTCTTAGGTTCTACAACTGGTTCTACGACGGGTTCTACAACTGGTTCTACAACAACTACTTTTTTCAAAATTTTCTTAACAACAACTGGTTCTACTACTGCTTCAACCACGACTTCTTCTTCTACAACAGATTCCTCTTCATTATCACTATCCTCAACTTTGGTTGAAATAGGAACAACTAATGGTGTTAATCCCATTTGTTTAAATTGTGAAACTTCTGTTGTATCTTCAGGTGTTTCCCGAACGTGTTCGTCCATAATTTTCTTATCATCATTTGATAATTGAATATGACATTTACCAGTAACCTTGGCAACTTCAATTGGTTTTACAATACATTGGAACATTTTCCACGTCACGCCCCATCCTTTACCACCAATCCAAATTCCGCTACATTGAAGACCACAAGCAACCCGACTCAATTTTGGAACTAATTCCATAGGAGTTTTTGGAAGTTCCGAAGAATCGGTTTCACACGGAAATATCAAATTAGTATTTGTATCATAAATTTCTAGTCCCCATTTTCCATCATAACAAGGCACTTTTGGACGGAATGTGGGAGGTTTAGAATAATCAATTTTCTTTGTATCCTTATTTTTACTGTATTTGAGAAATGGAAAGAATCCGTGTTTACAAATTTCCTTACTTTGGTGTTCTCCCCACCACAATTCTGAATTTTTCACAGCATCCTCAATTATTTGGTTTTCAAATGCTTTGAGTTTTGCAAGAAAATTATCTGTAGAATCATTACGATACTCTTCATTAGGGAATTGAAGTGAAATGCTAAACTTCCCGTCAGATTCCCCAGTTTTTTCATCTAGAAAATCCGAAATTCCCCAAGTCATTAAAAGTGGTGTTGAAATATGAACTGCGCGATTTGTTTGCTTACTAATAATATTGATTGATTTACCACCCATGTTATTCACCTTTGGAGCCATATACTTGACTTCCTGAGGATTCCAATCATTGATGTTGAGAACGATATTTTTTGACATTTTAGTGTTTTGATTTAGTGATTTGATTTAGTGCTTTTGAGAGATTGATTATACTTAAACTTGACTGTTTGTATATATAATATATTACATTCTTTTTAAATCAATTTTCTTGGGATGACAACATCTTTTTGACGACATTGGATTTAGATGTTGTAAAAGATAATAAAATTGATTTTTTTTTACGAGATAAAATTAGATGTAAGGTTAAATCATAAGTATTGGGTGTTGTCTCATTCCAGTTATGGAGTAATTTTTTTCTTTGTAAATGACATATATAACTGGAAACAATTAGGATTATGCTTTTATTTTATGTATTCCCAACCTGTCCTACAAGTCAGATAAATATATCGTAATTGGTAAAATTATTTTCTTGGTATTATATTTAGAATGTAAGGACATAAAACTTAATATAATTATAATATATAATATAATCAATAATACTAATACTAATACTAATATTAATATGATTAAAGAACCAGAAACCACAAAACACACTCCTAAACAAGGTCTAAACACAATAAAAACGTGTGTAAACCTGACACTTTCTTATATAGAGTTTTTTAGGGAAAATACGATTTTGAAAAAATATAAAATAACCGAATTAAAATCTGTTGCTAAAACGAATAAATTGTATATTACGGGGACAAAACCTGTATTAATTCTTCGTATTACAACACATTTTAATTTAATGAAAAATGCAACTAAAATACAAAGTGTTGTAAAAGGGTATTTCGTTCGTAGTTCTTTTAAATTACGAGGTGACGCGTTCAAAAATAGAAGTATATGTGTAAATGAAACGGATTTTTATACATTAGAACCTTTACACGATATACCTTTTCAAGAGTTTTTTAGTTTTACAGATAATAAACAATTTGTATATGGGTTCAATATACTATCGTTAATTACATTTTATAGAAAACAAAGATTTGCAAATGATAGTATATTGAATCCATATAATCGTGATATAATAGACACAATAATAAAAAACCGTATATTATGTTTATATAATTATGTAAAAATAATTTTCCCTGACCATAAATTGGAAGAAGATAAACGTCATCAAGTAGTTAGAATACCTCTCCATTTACAAGTTCGTACGGTTACACCACAAAACACAATTGTGGATACAACTATGAGAATGAATGAAATACAAGAGCCAAATAATAACCATAATGAAACCGAACTAAATGATATACGTGAAAGATTAGTTGAAAATCGTAGAAAACCAATTGAAACAAGAATTCAAGAACTGTTTATGGAGATAGACCAGTTAGGACATTATACTGATAGTTCTTGGTTTAACACTTTAGGAAAACGAAATTTTTATTTATTTTATTTAACATTACAAGAACTTTGGTTGTTTCGTGCGCATATACCTTCCGAAATTAAATCATTAATATGTCCTTTAGGAAATCCTTTTTTTAACATTCCAAATAGAATCAGATATGATGAATATACAGAGGATGACCTATGTAGAATATGTGTATATGTAATGGAAAATATTATACTTACATCAACAGATATAGAATATAGAAAAATTGGCGCGTTTCACGTATTAACCGCTTTAACCGTCCATTCTCTTCCTGCCAGAAATTCAATGATGTGGTTATTTGAATCAATATACTAAAAATTAACTCCAAATACGATGTAGATAAATCTTCCCTATTACTAAAAAATGAACGAGATTAATATAATATATTACATTATAGTATATTATAACAAATGGAGCGAGGTTTGATGATGTTATTGCATTCTTTGCTGATTGGGTTGTTGCTTTATATTCTTATGGTATTCTTATTGGGACAGAGACCATCTGTAGCTGAAGACCGTAGTATTCTTATTGGGTCTATGGTATTAATGTATATGATATTGTTTGGTCATGGATGGCCAAAATGGAGAATTGTAAATCATAATATAATGTAAATTAATAAAAGACGGAATATTTTATGTTCCAATTGATTCATATTTTCCGTCCAAATATGAATTGTTGATTAATAAAAGTATATCTAAACCTTTAGGAAAAATAAAATCGTAAAAATATGAGTTAATTTGTAGTTGATGGAGGGCAAATCACTCTATATTGTGTGAGTGCGTAAAACAATATAAAAAGGATTCGTATTATACTATATACTCCCTATAGAATGGTAAGAATTGCTAAACAACCAACTCTCGCGACTGATACATCTGCTCTCCCTCTCCCTCTCCCTTTGTCAAAGCCTTCAAAGAAGGCATCAAAAACGGTTCCTCTTGTTGAGGAGGTTCTTCCAGTTCCAGTTCCAGTTCCAGTTGAGGAAGTTCTTCCAGTTGTGGATGAACCAGTTGGAGATGTATCACCTGTTGTTGAAGATACAGTATCATCCAAGATTCTTGATTTTGGAAGCAAACTTCAGCAAACTGTTCTTCTTCTGAATTCTCTTCGTTCTCAATATAAGTCTCTTGAGAAGGCTATGAATCGTGAGATTAAGTTTGCGTTGAAGATTTCTAACCGCAAGAACAAGCGTTCTGGAAATCGCAAACCTTCTGGATTTGTAAGACCAACACTAATCAGTGATGAGTTGGCCGTATTCCTTTCAGTTCCATCTGGAACTGAGATGGCCAGAACCGATGTTAGTAAGGAGATTAACCTATATATCAGAACAAATAGTCTTCAGGATAAGGCAAATGGTCGTCAGATTAATGCCGATGAAAAGCTAAAGGTTTTGCTTAATATCCAGCCAGATGATGTTCTTACATACTTCAATCTACAGAAGTATATGAAACACCACTTTATCAAGACTGTTGTCCCAACTGTCGACACAACATCTGACACACCCCTCGTTGCGGTATAATGATAAAATAATAATTTGAAAAAAAATAATAAAAATAATAATAATAATTTGAAAAAAATAATAAAAATAATAATAATAATTTGAAAAAAATAATAAGTTATTTTTTTCAAATATCTCGTATCTCGTATCTCGTATATTAATTTCTATAAAATTGAAATACTTTTTTTAACTTTAATTAAGAATACAATAAGTTAAACGAACAAACTAAAATGACCGAACAACAAAGCAAACCAATGCCAATGTGTATCTATATTCCCTACATTCAGGATACATACACAATTCCCTATATTGTGAGTGTATTGGAAGAGAAATACAAGATTGGTGTAATTGAACATATTGAAGGTGTTCCCAAAGTGAATCAGAAAGATGGACATGGATACTTTTCATATTTCATTTATATGAGGGAATGGAATATAGAATCTGACAATGCTGTATATTTATTAGGTAATTTGTCCGATGGAATACAGACACGTATGTATTATGATGACATACGATATTGGGTTATCTGTCCAAACACAAGTGAAGTAACAACACTTCCTCTTCCATCTCACATGGATTTGTCTGTATATCTTCATACAGATGTCACACCACAGACCATATATACTGTATTGGAAGCGTTGGAGTTGGGTAAAGTACATAGTATTCAATATATTACAGATGAACAAGACAAAACCGATAAAAATAAATATGAAAATCAAACAATATGGAGAGGTGTTAAAAAAGAAGTATGGCAAGAAAACGTAAATTCATCATACAATACTATCCATATTCATTTTGAATATTGGTATCACACAAAATCAGCGTTTGAGTTTCAACAAGACTTGTCTAATAATAAGTTTGTAGATATACCAATTGATAATTCTACCAAATGGACATTCTATAGTATCGCTCCAATGTTACAAGGTGGTAATCCATTTATATTCTATCCAAATCCAATTCCACCACCAACAGACACATCTAAACTTGTTAATATGGAAGAAGGTATTGGGTCTGATGAAGATTATGGTGAAGACGAAGACCGTGATATGAGATTTTATGATGAAAATGGTATAGAGGAATTTGAATAAAGGTATTTAGTATTTAGTATTTAGTATTTAGTATTTAGTATTTAGTATTTAGTATTTAGTATTTAGT